TAGACGGATTGGCTCTCCGTCAATTAGGGGACGAACTCAAAGAAGATGACGACATGATGTCGGCTGTCTGGGGTGAGTTTAACTCTAAGCAGAAAGCAGCCATTAAATCATTAATCCATGAAACGAAAGGTAAATAAGATGGAATACGATAATACTAATTCGGGTGTTTTATTTAAGAACGACCGCAAAGAAACAGAACGCCACCCTGACTATACAGGGACATGGACTGACGCTAACGGTGTAGAGCATTGGTTTAGCGCATGGATCAAGGATTCAAAGTCAGGCACTAAGTTTATGTCGGTATCGGCTCGCCCTAAGAATGAACAACCAGTACCTCAGCCTCGCGATTACGCTGCTGACGTTAAACAGGATGACGTTCCGTTTTAATGGATAAGTCTGTTTGGTTTTTATGGGTAGCGGCATTAGGAATACTGGTGTCGCATACCCTTGAGGGAGTGTTATGAGTTTAACCCTAGAAGATGAAGAATTGATCCTTGACTGTTTTGATGAAAGATCAAGACTCAAGTCACAGCTCCGTAACTTGACCAATGAAGCACTAGCTGCGAAATTTGAAGTTCCTAAGGCAGAGATTGCCGCACTTCAAAAACGGGGAATGTCTCATGCAAGAATACAACCTGGAGCTAGTGGCTCAAATGTTCGAGATGGAGCTAGAGGAGCTGCATGATATGTCCGTTAGTGAGGTCTGCGAGTACATGATCAAGGTTGATGATGAGGAAATAATCTACTGCCTCATTTCTGACGGTTATCAATCGTTCGACCTCATTACGGATAACGAACACGAACAATATTCCATTCGATTAGGCGGTGAGGTGATGGCTGTACCAGCCGGAACTTACCAAGAGGTTTTTGCCGCTATCAATGGGGTTAGAAATGGCGAATTTTCCACTGTACATTGAATATGAATAAAAGAACCTACCTAGAGGGGCGAGAATCCACCACCAGAGTCCATATAAGCCTGTCTGAGAGCGATTTAGAGATCGCGAGGGTGTTGGGTAAGGGTAACGCCTCAGAAGGGCTTAGAACCGCCCTTAGAATGACCATAAAGCTCAATCAAATAGCCTTCGATGAACTCCTATGACACCTTTAAAAGGGATTTGAAGCGAGGGCAGAAAGTAGAGCGAAAAGTCCTTGAGATGGTCAGGCTGCAATATCCAGAAGCGTACATCGTCAAGGGATACTGTAAAGAAGGTGATATTTACATCCCACCACCAGTAGATTCATGGGTAGAGGTCAAAAGCGACCAGAAATCCAAATACACTGGGAATCTAGTCATCGAGATTGAGTTTGATGGCAAACCCTCTGCCCTATCCACAACCAAATCCTATCGATGGGTATTTTATACGGGTGAGGAATACATCATTACATCGCCTGAGAGGATCAGGGAAGTGGTGAAGGATATGCGTCCTGCCAAGTTCACCGGCAAGGGTGATACCAAGTCCAAACTCGCTTACTTAGTCAAAAAGAAGTTAATTATGGATTCGGCGATATTGGTAGTAAAAAGCCCCTCGGAATGAATTATTAATGTCATGATAGTCCGGCAAATAGATTCAAAAGAAACAGACGAGTGGCTGCTCAAAAAGCATTACTCAAGAAGAATATGCCAACGAATGTTTTGTTTCGGTCTTTTTGTAGATGACGTATTGGAAGGCATTGTGACCTATGGTATGCCGCCATCTCCGCAAGTTGGCAGAGGTTTTCTTGGCGAGGAGCATAGAGCCAAAGTGATAGAACTGAACAGACTTTGCGTCAATGAATGCGCCCCACGAAACGCAGCATCGATACTGGTAGGTCGCAGCTTGCGCCAGATGAAGGATTGGGCAGTTGTTAGCTATGCTGATGGTGCGATGGGACACGTTGGTTATATATATCAAGCGACAAACTTTCTGTATTGCGGCGCAGCAAAATCTCATGACAAAGAATATTTGATTGATGGGAAGTGGGTTCATGCAAAAGTTTTGACAAATAGAGGCATCACAGCGCCATCTATTTACGCGAAGGAAAATAATATTCCTACAAAATCACCGCAACCAAAACACCGCTATATTTATTTTGGCGACAAGAAATTGCGTAAACACTTGAAATATAAAGTGCAGCCGTATCCTAAAGGCGACACTGCCAGATATGATTGCATTGATATCAAAACTCATTGCGTAAGAACAATGGAGTTTGATTTTTAAAGACCCAATAAGGGGACGATTGCCCCCAAACTGGGTAATACGGTATTACTTCTGGTAGTAGTAAGGACGATCCTCAGACTGACCACCGAAGATGTCTTGCACCATGCCATTGTGCATGAAGTCACCTTCAACATTAGATGATGCTGAGAAGTTCATGCCAAAGGTAGCTACACCACGACCTGTAGCATTAGCAGTAGACTTAGACTCAACTGAGCCGTTGTGATTGGCAGTAACGTCATCGATGAATGCGAATGACTGAGCTGATGCCAAGATTGCTGCGATTGCGATAATGTTTTTCATATTTGTTCTCCTATAAACTATGCTAATAGTCTATAAGAGTTTGCTAATATACGCAAGCACAAATAAGGACAAAAATCTAAGGTGAAAGTTCTTATAGAATCGTCACCTTAAATTTAGGCAAAAAAAAGACCCTAACTAAGTAGGGTCTAAGTCCACCAAAGAAAGCGTAGCTTTCGCTACTAGGAGCTGGAGCGGGGAAAGCCTTAATCTATCCGTTTTCCATAAGACTAGCAAGTTCCGTGCATCTTCCACCGACCTGCTCACACCACCGTGAATCTTGCATCTCTAAAGCAGCCTCTAAATATTGACCGCTTTCTATTGCTTGCCACATCTTCTCGAATTTCATCAATCGATTAATGCCAAGATTGAAAGCCATATTAAGTAGGACGTAATAACGTACGTCATCAAGACTTTTAACTATTGGCTTAACAGAGGCTAATTCAGCGGCAAACCTGGCGACATCATTCCTAAGCATATAGATCGCCTCATCTTCGGTAATACCCATGTCCTCGATATTTCGACCAACACCGATAGTCAACTTACCCGCAGTGCATTTATAGGGCTTTAATTTCAGCCCCTCATGCCTGATAAGCATTTGTTCAAAATCAGTGGGTGTCATTTTGTCAGCCCTTTAGCCTTCTCAAAACTACGCATACCACCTAAACCAAGCATACCCAACAGGACAGTCATTAATGAATCCATATCAAATTGAGGTAGGTTTAATGGCGCAACATTCGCGGCAGCAAGACCAAAAACCAACAAAGGCTGAACAACAAAGTGATAAGCAAGAGCGATACCGCATACCCAAGCAATAAAAGGTCGCCAGCCCGATACAAAGATTGAGCGATGACCTGCCTCAGCCTTATTAACCTCGATTTGAGCCATAGCAGCTTCATGGGCTTGCTTCTCTGCCATCGTTGCAATTTCGTGCGCCAAAGCATTTTTCTGATCTTTATCCTCGATGAACTTATCGAGTATGCCTGAAACGGCTGGTATTAATGAAGCGATCATTTCTTCTTTCTCTTTTTCATGTTCTTTTTAGTGCGTTCGCCACGTTTCGGATATTTCATATTAACTCCTGAATGTTTGCCTGAAATCGACAGTCTAAGCCGTAATCCTTATGTAAGAGAATACAGGTCATTGATCGATGCGCCCCATATCCCATAGAGGAATGCCAATAATCTGGAGGTGCTAATACGTTAAATGACTCCGCAAGCATACCACCGACCTCATGCTGTTGTTTGTGATGGATATGACCCATCCATAAGAAGCGATGGTCACATTCTCCCCATTCTTTTGGTAGATTCCTTGTGATAGCCTCATACGCCTGTTGTATTTTAAGGCGATCCCCGTGATGAGTGACGATCAAGTTCTTTCCGAATTTATACCACACGAACTTGTTGAAATTGTCGAGAACGGTGATACGTTTTTCGTTCAAGTAATACATACGGAGCATTTCGTTCAACCAGAGCGCAGCATCAGGGTCATGGTTGCCACGCGCATTGATAATGACGACCTTCTTGTGGCGGTTGAGCATACGATCTATGAGGTAGCGGAATAACTCACCTGCCATCCTCACTGTACGACCAAAACGACCATCAGAATCAAGCAAGGCTTTAGAATTTGGTGTCAAGGATGTTGTATCGTTAGCATGGAAAAAATCACCAACATTAACCAATAAGCCTGTTTCAGCATCGCCAGCACGTTCTACTAAACGGTCTATCGCATTAATCAGAACCTTCCTAGATTTATCAATATCCCAGTTTCCTTCTTCTGGGTTTGCCATGTTTGTTTCAGAACCCCATGCAAACATACCAAAGTGGTGATCTCCAATAATGTAGGCGGCGAGATAATCCTTATTTGAGGTCTTAGGGGCTTTTATGGGTTTAGCTTTATTTATGTCTTGGAGTCCTTCCTTAAACTCCTCAAGCATCTCCATCATTGATTGCTTTTCTTGATTGGTCTTTACCCATTGGATAACAGGCTCGCCATCTTTATAGAGGGTTGAAGTACCCTTTACTGTGAATCCTTCGGGGGCTTGGTGAACCATATCCGCCTCTGGTGCAACGCCTTGTCTAGCGGCTCTAGCCTTTGCAGCTTGGATATTCCTATGCACATTAGAGTGGTGTATGCCTAACGCTTTGGCGGCTTTACGATGGCTTCCGTAACGTATAACGGCTTCAATAACTTCAGCTTGTCGTTCAGTGGCAAATGGTAGTAAATGTTTCATGGCATCCCCCTGTTACGGCTTTAAACCATAAAAAGATAGAGATTACAACTACTTAACTTTCAATTTTATGATTTCTGTAATACAGCCTCTAGGATAGGCGGTATGCTGTCCCCATTCTCCATCGGTATCATTTAGGACAATGTAATCGTCATTCTCTTCAACTAAGAATCCAATAGAGGTGAATTTTAACGGCTTAACTTTACCCTCATCGTTCCAAATGAGTTCAGATGTAATATCGACCCATTTAACAATGACAGGTTTCATGCCTTTATAGTGGCGTGTTTAAGCCACTCCTTTAAGATTTCATCTGGAACTGAGGTACAGCCCTTAAAAGTATCATTTTCCTCAGTAGGGACGCTTAGACAGATTTGCGGGACGTTATTCTCATCCATTGACCACATCGCATTATTCAAAGCGTAGATTAGAACTAACTCACTCATGCCCATCATTTAGCCCCCTGAATCATTAATATAAGGACAATGAATAGCCCTAATGTGGCAATCGCTAAGACTGTAATAACAAAAGCCATCCCGATATCTTTTAGCTTTTGTATCCTCTCTATTTCTGCATGAGCCGTCTTTCTTCGTTCTGCTCTGATCTGCTTCTCAAGTTCTACAAACTCACGCAGTCCATGTTCGCCCTGTGTATAGCCAATCAGCCTCAACACTTCTGAACGCTGCTCTCGCGCTTGGATACGGGCGGTATAAATTTGCATGGCTTCCTGCTCTACGCTTGAGCCATTCTTGGGTATTAATGAGGTAAATATCGAGGACTTTTTCTTTTTGTTTAGTTCGTCCAGTTTGTCGAGGTCTGCTATCGCTCCAGCCCACTGACTCAACTGACCCATCACGTCCTGAATCTCCCGACCAGCTTCTACGGCACTCTTTAAGCCTTTGTAAGCTGTAGTCGCAATCCCAATTATGGAAACTGGGTCTAACACTATTCACCCCACTTGAACCAAGCAGAAGTTGCTAATGCTCCTAAGATAGCCATTGTGATGAATTTAAGGACGGTATTGCCGACAGTTCTTTTAGTCGAACGCCAAGAGTCTAAGAGGTTGCGAAGTTCGTGAATATCATGGATTGCATTTTCATCATGCAGACCAATTTCATGTAGGGCTTCAGCAGCACCTCTTTTCGCTGCGCGATCCAATAGTTCTTCGAGTTCGTAGTCGGTCATGGCTCATCAATCGTAGTCTAGGATTAAATCGAACGCAGCCGTGACCCGCGCATTGTTTGATCTTACAGTAGCACGGACATCGATGTCACTCTTTTCAGGGATTTTGATCGCGACACCAAAGTCATAAGTGTATTGACCGCCAGCACCCGATACCTCAAAGGAATGTCCTACTCGGAAAGAACTTTCACCGAAATAACGGATATACATATTACCGGTTGCGTCTGCGCCAGCCTGACAGGTTGCAGTGCCTTTAAGTAGATACGCTGTATATCCGGCAGGAACGGTATAAATAGCCATTAGGGTTTGAGCCTTACCAGCCGAAACTCTAGCAACCGTAGTTCCGCCTTTCTGGATATTGATATTTCCGACATTATTAGAGCCTGTATAAGCCCTAAAGACACGAATAAAGGAATTACTCGTAGTAGTTGAGGTGGTAGATGACACTGATACTGTTTCGGACTGAGGGGCGTAATCCTCATCTAAGCCTACAATGGTTAAAGAGATGCCATCGTCAGAAGCATCCACAGCAGGGATAGAGAGAGTGCCAGCCGAACTAAAGGATGCCCAGGGATAGGCTGTGTCATTAACGTCCCAGATCGTTCCTGTCTGATTCTGCGACATAGCAGGAACAGCCCCAAACTTATGGACATGGCTTATATCTGCGAACTGACCTTTAGCTAGACCTAACCCGTAATTAGGTAGGCGAATCATATCCATAAATTGGGACATTAGATTATTCCTCTAGGGATTCGGTCAGCATATCCATAAAGGCTTTACGCCCTACGTTTAGCTGATCTAAATTAAACTGCGTTGAGTTGATCTTACGATCTAAGTCACCAATGTGATTGATCATAACCTTCTGCTCGTTGGTTAGTTGATCTTCGGTGTACTCTTTTCCGTCAATAGTGATGGTTTGTGTTTGTTTCTCGCCCATCGTTATCTCCTGTTTATGTTAAAATTAAGCCTCAGTAACCCACGGCATACCCGCTAGAGTTGCAGGTGCTTTCTGCGCTTCGATGTTAGCAGTCAAACCTGCTTCCACTTCTGCGTAGTCCATTGAATCCTTAACCCAACCGATAACGGTTTCTTCGGTTAAAGAGTCGTATGCTACATAGCCGTCTGCTGATGCGTCAGGCTCGAATGAGGCAGTGCC